GCATCGCGCGCGCTGCACTCAATCACAACGGGCCCCCGGCTTTCATCATGTATTCAATGGCGGTTAGGACTGTGCGCCCTTTCGAGCTAACGAACAAGGTAGGCGCTAGCGCATAGCCCAAGCCTTCCACGCCGCGCCACTCAAACAAACTTGTCATTGCCGTGGCCCAGCGCGCATGGTTCCACTGCGCGTGATCCCACAGCGCCCCGCTTGGCTCTTGTTCAATAGGCGTCAGGCTGGCGGGCGCGATGAAATAATCCGCGTTCATTCGCACTTCGTAGCTCATCGCACCACGCGACAGGAACACAGCGCGCAACATCTCCGCTTGCTTGACCACGTCAGGCGCACCGAAGTAACTGAAGGCAGGCGTTACGCGGGAACGTATGTGCTGCCCGCCGCTGCCGTCTAGCGCGCGCTTGTCGCTGAAGCCGTCAAGGATGCGCAACACGCGTCCGTCATTGGTACCCGCGAATACTTCATTGAGCCGCACCGTCACGGTATCGCTTGGGATGTCCAGCAAGCGCGCCCATGCGTTTGTATGGCGGTTGAAGACATACATCGTTTTGCTGCCGCTGGTGACGCGGGGGCGATTCACAATGAACACTGATTTTGCGGGTGCGTTGATTAGCTCCCACCCGGGTGTGTAGAGCAACGACGCGAAATCGCGCGACAGTTGGTCCTGCAACAGCCGCAACTTTTGCAGCATGTCCGTGCCTGCCGTCAACAGGTTGTCTAGTCCGCCGCTGACAATTTGGCTAATGGGCACCAAGCCTTGTTCCGTCAGCACATAGACGTTCCCGCCTGACGTGGTGAAGCACCTACGGCCCACCGGAGGCTGTCCAATGAACCACACGCCCACCAGCGCAAAGGCTGTCGCGTCGGTGGGGTCGGTGCCCTGATAGACGGCTAGATCGCCCGCAGTGCTGAGCACGCACAGCCTGTCATCAATGCCTAGGCCCGCGTCCTGCGTCCAATTGACCATGGCTAGCAAGCCGCCGCCGTTTTGGAACACCGGGCCGAAGTCAAACTTTTTCGCTTCGCCCCCTACGCTGTCCAGCGGCAGGAACCACGCCACGGTTGATTCCCGCTGCACGAAGCCTAGCCGGTGCTTGAACGCCACCACTTGAACCCAGCGTGTGGGGTCGGCGCCTTGCACAACACCGGGGCCCGGGGTTACGTCTTCGGTGTATTTCAACCAGGCGGCGCCGTCATACAGAAAAGCCCCGTCCGTTTCGCTGCACGCGATGAGGAAGTTTCCGCCGTTCGTGGTGTATTGCGTGCAGTTCAAGCAGCCCGCGAAGGCTTGGCCCGTTAGCGCAATATCGAACGGTTCCGCCGACATATCGCCGCCGCCGCCTTCAATCAGCCATATCCCTTCATCGGTTGCGGCGAACAGTTCGCTTTCGGACGCGGGCGAAATCATGGCGTTCGCGGGTGCGTCTTCGTAGCTCATGACCGTTCGCACCGGGGCGCCTAGGCCAATAACGTATTCGTACCATCCTTCACGCACCGCTAGCCCGTTGTCCGCGCTGATAAAGTTATCCAGTTCCACCGCGTTTGTTTCGGGCATCAACGCCAGCGGGTTGATAGAGTCCAGCCCGCCCACGGGCGGCGCCTTGGTCTGGATGACGTGGCTTTTCCCTTGCGGCTTGCGCATGGGCTTGGACAGGGATGACGTGCGCATGGCCTCAAGCAACGCCAATAGGCCCCGCCAGGCCATCCCCAAGGGCTACATAGCTGCCATGGCCGCGCGCGCCGCGCGAGCCGCCGCCATCGGCGGAAATCACGGGCGCTTCCGTGTCGGTGTTGATGGCGAGTTCCAGCAGCAAGTCAAAGGCGTTTTGCGCCACCGAAGTGTCAAAGCCCTTTTCCGTCAGCCACCGCAACTTGAGCGCTGCGCAGATCAACTCCGCGTCATACAAACACAGGTCGCTGTCTTCGGTTAAATGATCCTTGAAGGCACCGGCTGTGCCGCTGGCTTGTACCCACGCGCGGGACGTGTAGTCAATGAACAAATCTTGCGCCGTGTCGGGCACGTTGAAGAGTTCAAACTTGCCCCCGCGCATGCGGTAGTACACCGCCAGCGTTGTAGACAGCATGTGCGCCGACAGCACCGCCCAGCCTTGCGGCGAAAGCGGGCCCATGGGTTGCGCCATGGATTTGCTCCAGCCGGTTTGGTCAATGAATGAATCCCAATCGTCTGGCAAATCGTAGGCTGCTTGGCCCGGCACCGTGGTTAGGTTCCAAGTGCGGTTGAGCACTTGCCAGCGGTAGCCGCTGGCGGGCTTGAGTAGCCGTATCCCTTCGGAATTCAACAGCGCCCACATTTGCGCGGCGGTGCGGTTGTTTGGCTCTCCCGTGGCACTGATCGGCATGGGCAAGCCCATTTGCGCGCACACCGCGCGCACGATGTCATTGCCCGTTAGCTGCCGGTTGAAGTTAGCCACCTTGCGCCCTTCACGCGGACACGCCCGCTTGTTCCGCTAGCTTGTCTTTCTCGTCCACTAGCTGCTTTACCGTGCGCTTGAGCACTTCAATATCATTCGCCTGTCGGTCGATGACTTGTTGATGCATCGCCGCTTGCGCCGTGTGGCTGGCTTTCTCTAGCCAGATTTTCGCTTGCTGCGATAGCTTGTTCAGGCCCGGCACTTTGATTTTTACGGCATCGTTTACGTCCGCCAGGTGCTCCACCGTGTGGATTTGGAAGTAGCGCAATTCCTCTACTTGGGCACGGCCCACCATGGGCCATTCCCGCAGCGGGGTGCCCGTGATTTGGTCTTCCTCTTTCAAGCCCTGTTGGTAGCGCGCCCATTGCAGCGCGAAGCGCTTTTTGTCCATGTCCATGGCCGGGCGCACAACCACGTTCGTTGGATCGCCCGGAATGTGTACGCGCACATAGTCCGTGTCCCGGTAGATGGGGCGCCCTGCTTCCAGGGTCTTGCCTTCGTCTTGCAGGATGTCCCGATAGAAAATTACTAACAGTTTGTCGTCACCCGCGCCCGCTTTGAAATCGTCGGGGTCGGGAACGCCTGCCAGCGCCGTTGCGGGGTAAGTCATCATGGTGTAGCCGTGCTTGCGTCGGTGTCGAATTTCAGGACCACGGCAACAGGGTTGCCAAGCGCCATGGCACCAGGCACAGCGGCACCGTCCGCGCCCTTTAGGCCAATGCCTGACGTGGCCGCGCCAGTGGTTGGCGCTAGCGTTGCGTCATAGACAGCGGGTGCGTTGACTGACACAGCGCTGCCAAAAGTTACAGCCATGGTTAGGCCCTCCTGTGCTTGGGTTACTTAACGTCTTTCAAATGCTCCAGCGGGTTTTCGTGCGCGGGATCGCCCGGGTTGGGTTCGGACCCTTCGCCTAGCGGATAGCCGCCCGCAGGGGGCACCACAGGCGCTTGCGTGGGCGCGGGTGCAGGGGACGGCGGGGGGGTGGGCGCTTCGGTCGGGAGCGGTTCCTCGCGCGGCTTGGGGGAAGTGATGGCCATAAGTAGCAACTCCCAAAAAGGCGGGGCTTTGCGGGCCCCGCAAGGCAACGGCTAAGGCGCGGGCTTGTGGCCCGCGCTGCGGCCAATGGGTTACGGGCTGGTCAAGCGCCCTTGGAACATCTGCCCCGAGCACGTCAGCGCGCCCGCGAACGCGAGGATTTGCACTTCCGCGTCTTGGTTGATGGCGTAACGCTTGGTGGGGTTCAGCGGCACCATGTTGCGTTCCGCATGCGGACGCCAATGCAAATACTTGGTGTTCAGGAAATACGCAGTCTTCGCCACCGCGTAGCCACCTATCCCGCCGTCTAGCACGATATCGGCATCCATGTAGAGCAGCGACGGGAACCCTAGCTTTGCGGTGTCGGGGTTGGTGAAGCGTTGCAGCGCTTGCAGCGATGCGACGTAGATGCCCCACATAAAGTTGTCCACTACGATCAAGTCGGGCCGATCCGATCCGCGAACAAGCGATGCCCATTTGTTGTTGAATTCCGCTTGCACGGTTGCAGGGGTCAACGCTGCGGCGGCAGTGGACGACTGCGGGCGCCAGAATGCCCAGGTGCCCCGGTCAATGCCGCCATAGACCCCGGTCAAGCCCGACACCGGCACCGCTGCTTGCAGCCCGATAATTTGCTTGCCGCCTGCGCCCAGGCCATCCGAATAGATGCCCTGCGCAATCAGGTTCATCATGGTTGCTTCGCTGGCCTTGATCCGACCTTCTAGAAGATCAATCATTTGTTCTTTGCCAGCGTTGCGCAGCATGTCCAGGCCGGACCACACCACGGGGCAAGCCGCTTGCTTCAAGTCGAATTGCGCCGCTGAAATCATGTCCTGTGCGGCCACGGGCAACAGGTCATAACCCGAGTACCAGCCCGCGTTCGCGTTTTCCGCAAACATGATTTCTTCGAGGATGATGGAACCACCCGAGACTGTGCGCACGTTGCCGCGTTGCTCTAGGCGCCGCAGTAGTGCGTTGTTCTTCGTGGTGTTGTCCGCGAGTTTGCGCGAACGGTTTTCAATCGTGGTTGCGACAATGTCGCTAACCGATGGGTTGGCAAAAGCCATGGCGAAACTCCAGTGAAAAGACACCGGACCGTTTCCATGGATGGCCCCTAGCGGGGTTCCCTGTGCGCTGGTCGTGTTAGCGCGTTTGGGGAAGATGGTCGGTAACTAGCGGGTGCGCCGTTCCGATTCTTCAAAGGCGGCTTCTAGGCTTGCGCGTACGGATTCGTCCCTCGGCACCGTGGCCCCATCGCTTAGGGTCGTGTCGCCGCGAACGCTTGCCGCCGCGCGCCGTGCGCGAAGGGCCGCATTGGTGTTCGTGCCCGCTTGGCGGGCGCTTGCACGCTGCGCAAGTATCTTAGACACGTTATCGTCAAGTTGGCAAGCCTTCGCGTAGGCATCGTCTAGCGTCATGGCTTGGCCGCGCATCGCCGCAACGTGAATCAGGTCCGCCATGACGGGGCGCACGTCATGGAAGAATTCGTTTTTTGGGTTGGCTTCAAACGTGGCGATATCGTGGGTCAAGCCCGCTTCCGTGTCGCGCTGCGCTTGCTGCAATTGCTGGTGCTGCGCGGCTAGCAGTTGGTCTAGACGCGGATCGCGGAAGGCTTGCTGTTGGGCAAACTGCGGCGCGGGCTGGCCGCTGACGTGCGCGGCCATGACGCCATCCAACATAGGCAGATCAATCGACCACTGCCGAATGATGTTTGCCACCACGTTGACTTTGTCCGATGGCGAACCAGTGCGCATAACCGCCGCCATGCGCATCAAATTGTCCACCGCGTCCAGCGGTGTCGAATTCTCCGCGCGGATGAATACTTCGTACGGGCGCACCACGCGTTCAAAGGCGTCCTGAAACTGGCGCGCTTGCGCCGATTGCTGCAAGGTGTGCTGGTGTTCGGCTTCGCGGCGCACCACTTCGGCTTTGATTTCCGCATCCACCGTGGCCCACTTTTCGCGCGCCTGCGGCTTCCAGCTAACCGGGGGGCGCAGTTCGGGTGTTGGCGCGGGCGGCATCGGCGTGCCAGGCTGCGCGGGCGCGGCGGGGCGCTGCGCGTCCAGCACGGGTGCGGCTGGTTCAGCCGGGGCAGCGCCCGCCTTGGGCGCAAAACGGCCCCTATCGTCGCGGCTTGGCGCGTTGCCGTCCGCGTCCAGCGGCGCGGCAGGCGCGGGCGCATCGGCGGGCGCGGCGGCGCTGTCGTGCGCATCGTCAAAGGCTTGTTCTAGCGTATCGCGCAGCGACGGTTCCGGCGCCGGGGGCGCGTCATCGCTGGGCAGGGGGGCGGGGTTTTCCGTTGCCATGGTGTGTGTCCTATTTGCCCCGCGCTTGCAATTGCTCGACGGCTGCGGCTATGTCGGCCCTGCGCGTTGTGTCGTCGCCTTGCAGGCGTTCTTGTCTTTCTCGCGCTTGCCGTTGCCACTGCCCGTTAAAGTCATCCATTGTTGTTAGGTTGTGTTCGCGCATATACGCGCGGTGTTTCGCCCGGCTTGAAATGTCGGTGCCATCGCTGGCGCGCATGCCCGCATAGTGGGCCTCTCCCACAAACACCGGGGCGCTACCAGGCACAAGATGGCGTGCCATCGCTTGGCCGCAGCACTGCGGCACGTCCGGTGCAAGCGAATACGCGCGGATGCCTTGGAAGACATCCCGTGCCCCGTCACAGGTCGCGCAGCGATAGCTATAGGTGGGCATAGCGTTCCACGGGAAACAACAAGCTAGGCTGTGCGTGCATCGTGCAAGCTGTGGTGTGCTGCGCGCAGCGCCGCGCGCGCAGCAACGATGCCCGCCAGCAAGGCACCTACGTCGCGGTCGCGTAGCAGCAAGTCCCGGCGCTGCTGGGCCAGCGCATACAAGGCGTGCCGTGCCGCGCGCACGTTGGCGCGGGCTTGGGCGATGGCGAGGGGATCGGCCATGGCCTATTGCACCGGGGGTTGCATGGGCGCGAGCGGCAGCGGGTTCGCCCCCGGCGGCATGCCGTGCGGAAACCCCGGCATGCCGCCAGCGGGACGCGGGCCCGGGGGTGCCAGTTCCGGCACCACGGACGCCACCGCGCGGTTTTGCAGGTTCAGGGCTTTCGCTTCTTCGCCCGTCTTCACAGCGTCCGCCTTGTTCTTTTCCGCCGTCGCCAGGTTCTTTTGATCCTCCGGGGTCGGCTGCGGCGGCGCCGGGGGCTTGTTGGCTTGTTGCTCCATTTGCGCTACGGCTTGATCTATCACGCCTTCAATGGAAGCGGCGCCCTTGAAGCCAGCGGTACCCCACTGCAAAAGTTTCATCAGGAATACACCCGCTGTCGGGTTCTGCGCGGCCATGGGGGCAGCGGCCATGATGTAGTTGGACACCGCGCCCATAAATTCCGTGCGCACCCGCTTTTCCATTTCCCAATCGGGCGCGGCCAGTGCGTCCGCGTCCACCTTGATCGCGTGTTCCGCCAAGCCTTCTTGTTTGAGCAACGCGCAAGCCGGGTCCGCTAGCGCTGCGTCCGGTGTGCGGGCTACCAGGCTGCGGCGCTTGATGGTTTCGGGCTGGAAATGGTTGGTGACGATGTTTGCCCGTATGCGCATGATGTCCGACACGAAGCGCGCGACATCGTTTTGCAGCTTGCCCAGGCGGGCGCCTCCATAGGCAACTTTCAGTTGCTGGGCCGTCGCGGTTTCGCTGGCAACGCTAGAGCCGCGCATGATGTCCGAAATCCCTAGCAGGTCGTACAGGTCGTGCTGTAGCTGTTGCTTGCGCTGGTTGAGTTGGGAGATGGCGTTGACGAATTGGTCAATGGGCATCCAATCGGTTGAGCCGCGCAGCCCGCCTTTTTCCACGAAGGCACTCCAATTTTCCACCGGCAACATTTCGTTTTCGCAGCCCTCTTGCAGCATGCGTTCTAGCCCCTTGGCATTCTTGTCGCGCACCCCCACGGCTTTGACAGCACGCTCTAGCCCCGCCATGCGGCTGTTGACTTCGTCTAGTTCGTCGTACAAGTCTTGCGCCATGATGTAGTCAGGCTTTGGCAGGAAGGCGCGCGTTAGCGTGGTGGCTACGATGGGTTGCGGGCAGGGGAAGAAGTCATCTAGCCCCAGGATGTCCGCTTGCACGTCTAGGACGTAACTGCATCCCTCGGCATACCAAATGACTTGGAATGTTTCGCGGTCCCAAATCTCCCACACGCGTGCTTGTTTGAAAGGCGTGGCCTTCAGCACGTCATCATTGCCGCCGCCGTTGGGGTTACGCGTGTGCATGGGGACCATGGCTACTTGCGCGTCGGTCAGCTTGAAGCGATTGCGCAGCCGCTTTTCATTCATCAGCACCGCGCGTGCTACCCAGCGGCATTCACGCCAGCGGCGGCACGGGGAATAACGGAAGTCTTCCCAATAGACATAGTCCGTTAGTGCGTCTTCGTCCACGATGCGCTGCGCGGGCGCAGTGGCGCCCGTGGGCTGGCCGAAGACGTCTAGCTGCGGGGCTTCGTAGTCTTCTATTTCCACGTCATAGCGGCACCAGCACTGGCCCAGGCCCGACACGAAGCGGTCCTGCACAGCGTCCCGCATGGCGGCGGACGTATCGTCGTATTCGCGTTCTATGTCCGCGTTCAAGATGCGCTCCAGCATCATTGCCGCCACGCGCGCGACATCATCAGCCGGGTCCTTGAAGCGGCGATCTACTGTTGCCTTGGGCAAGCGGCCATAGATCGCGGCCAAGGTGACTTCCACGTTTGACCAAAACAAGTTGACGCGCGAGCGGTTGCCGCTCGCACTGCCCAGCGCGGCGCCGCCGTCGCCTTCGTCAATGTAGGCGCGTTCGCAGCGGCGCGCGCGTTCGCCGAATTTCTGCATCCACTTTTTGCTAGCCGCTAGCTCTTGCGTCCACTTGGCCGCCAGGCGCACGGTTCGTTCCTGCGCCCCGCTTTTTTCGGGCTTGTCTTCGTCGTCCGTGGCGCGCGCGTCATCGGTTTTGTCGGGGGCTAGGTATTCGGCCATGGCGGCATTCCCCTTTACCAACGCGAAGCGCGGCGCTTGCGCTGGCGGTCGGCGTGCAAATCGTCTAGGTTGAAGGCGTAGGACGCGGGCCCTAGGTTGAGCATGGGCGGACGTTCGTCGGCGGGCGCGATAACTTCTTGCACCACTTGGGCGCCGTAGCTGAACGCGTCCGATCCGTGGCTAGCCCAGTTGTGTTCAGGTTCGCGGGAAAACATCTTGCGTTCATCGTCAAAGCGGAATGACCAAGCGCGCAGGGCTTCCAGGCCACGGGCGCACCGCTCGACGTGGAACGTGCAGCGCGGCAGCACCATGCGCGCCGCGTTGATCCGGTCTTGGATGCGCGCTTGCGGCACGATTTCGCAATCAAAGGCCAGCGCCATTTGTTCGATAACCGTATGGCGGGAAGCCATGGTTTTGGCCTTGGCGTCATGCGGCAAATACAGCTTGTCGATTGGCAAGCCCACTTCCTTTAGCCGCTGTATCCAATCCTGTGCGTCCAGGCCGCTGCCTTCTTCGTAGTGGATCAAATCGAAGCCGCCCAACTTCAATTGCCACCACCACCACGAAGCGGTGTCCCTGTAGCCGATGTCGGAAGACACGATGATGCGAGAACCAGCGGACAAGTTGGCGTCTTCGTTCACGCGCCCTTCACGCTCCGCTGTGGCAATCCACTTGCCCACGATGGCGCCCACGTTGGCGGTTGAAAAATCGACGTAGTACTCTTGCTGGATCAAGTCTTCAGGCATGCCCAACGCGCGTTCCATTGCCATGTCTTCGGCAGTGAGCACGCCCGTATCCTCAATGGACATGACCGCGACGAAAGCGCCCGGCACTTTCTTTGCGGTTTGCAAAATCGTCCAGCCGTGGTTGTAGCCGCGCGGGGTGTAGATGAAAGCAACGGACCCTTTGTTTTCCCGCAAGATGGGGCGCACGAAGTCATAGGCGCGCGGGTCGGTCAGGGACCATTCGGAGAACACCACGGACACCGGGTTGGCCCCGACCAGGCTATCGAAGTTATCCGCGCCCACTAGTTGAATGATGGAATCATTCACTAGGGTTAATTTCATTTCGTCTTCGTTTACCTTCTTGACGATTTCGCGCGGGAACGTGGCTTTGATAAGGTTGCGCCCGTCATGCGTGATGCCGTCCCACACCACGCGGCGGGCTTGCTTCAAGGTGGGCAGGCAATGCCAATACAGGCCCACGCGTTGCATTGCCATGCGCGCGGCTTGGGCCAGCGCGGTGCGGTCCTTGCCCGCACGCCGATGGCAAACCCACACGGCAAACTTACAGCCGCCGTCCATGGCAAGCATGTAGGGCAGTTGATAGGTGCGCGGGGAAAAGCCGCCATCTACCTCAATGATTCGGCGTGCCATCGTCTTCCAGTAGCTGGCGCTGCGCGTAGCGGGCGGCTTCGGGCGCATTGGCGCGCACGAAGGCAACCACGTTGCCAGCGATGGGGGATGACAAAACGCCCGGGGTTGGCTGCGGGTTCACAGCCAGTGCGTGCACCACTACTTCAAGGTTGGCGATGTCCGCGCGGATTTGCAGCGGCGCCAGGCGGCACAGGAAGGCTAGAAAGTCTTTCGGGCGCTTGCGCGCTTGTTCCTCTAGGAAATCCACGCCACCCGCGCGGCGCAGGGCTTCCATGCCCATCTGCACTAAATCTAGGTTGTCCTGATTTGGGCCCCGGGGTTTACGCCCCTGCTGTACGGGCAGGGTCGGCGGCTGTGTGCTGCCGGGGGGCCGTGCCATGGCCGCGAGCATGCAGCGTGCACGGGCTGCACGTCAAACAAGCTTGCTTGTGAAACGACAAAGCCCGCCGATTGGCGGGCCTTGCGGGTAGTGGGTAGCGAAGCGCGGGTGCGGGGTGCGCGTGCAGTCTAGGCGGCGGGTGCTTGCTTGGCAAGTTTGGCCGCGTACGCCTTTAGCTGTTCGTGCAGGCGGGGTTCTAGCCAAATGCCGCGCACTTCGCAGGCGCCCTTGAGCATGGCTTGCCTGACGCGGAAGGCGGCTTGGCGCTGCGCGTTGGTCATGGGGACGGGGGCGGTAGGTTGGTGCAGCGCAAGCCATACGCGGGCGCGCGCAATGAGCTTTGCCGGGTACATGCGAAACCACATGCGGTCGTCATCCTGCACGGCGCTATCGCTGGTGTAAAGCTCGGCCACGCTGACGATTTCGCGCACAAGGTCAAAGCGGTCCACAGGGATGGGCACGGACCCCGCGCGCACCGTGGCACCTTCCGCTAGGGCCATAAGGTCCACCGCAAGGGGCTGGCCCTCTTCGGCTGCACTGCCGTGCGCGTAGTCCAGCCATTCGACGTTGACAAGAAAAGGCTTGGTCATGTTAGCTGCGGGTGTTCAGAAAGCTAGCCACTTCCCACAGGTACACCGTGCGGGCCTTTTGCTCTACCCAAGTGCGGGCGCCGCTTTGGCAGGACACCGGGTCTTGCACGATGACGGCAACCGGGTTGGCGTCGGCTTCGCATTGGTAGCCTGCGGCTTGCAGGGTTTGCACGGCTTGGGTTTGGGCTTCGGTCATTTCGTGTTCCGGTTGCGTTGTGATGGACGAATCATAGCACAGTTACGCGTAACGCCCACTACTACCGTTCGTCGGCTGACCCCTTGCGTCCGTTACGCGTAACGTGAGACTATTCGTCATCGCAACACGAAACACGAACGGAAACACGCATGACCTACTGCAAGCAAGTTGAAGAAATCGAACAAGGGCGCGAAACCGCCGATTTTGGCGTGACTGACAAGCAAGGGCGGCGCATTGGCGCGCAGGTGCTGTTTTCCCGCGTCACGTTTGAAGCCATCGAAGAGGGTTACAGGGGCCTCCAGTGGAAGCGCGAACCGGGCACCTACTTCGCGTTCTACCCGAGAGCGCTGCGCGCAGGCAAGGGATATGGCGCATCGCAGCGCACCCAATATTTCACCAACAACGAAGCGCGCCTAGAGGCTGTTGAAAAGTATTTCAAGGGGGCGCGGGCACGGGCGCTGAAGGCGTGGAACGGGGGCGCGGACCCGGAGCACGAATCGCGCTGGTACAAGAAAGCAGAATGAAAAAAGGGCCCTTCGGGGCCCTTAGTCATTCATGGTGCGTTGGCTGCCAGTGCGCGCGCTTCGTCAGGGCCCATGCCCACAATGCCAACCAAGATAGACGCGGGCAGCGGAATCTGTGCGGCCATCGGGCGCCACAGGTGCAGCGTGTGGGGATGGTTGTTGACGTATTGGGAGTGCGGCGGGTGTAGCTGCATCACAGCGTCTTGCGTGTCCCAAAACAAATCCTTGATATAGGCCATTTCTTCCCATGATGGTGTGCGGTAGGGAAGGGACACGCTGACGTGTTCCCACTCCAAGCCGTCCGATGCGATGGCACGCAGCGGCATGTCCCGCATTGTTTCGTGCACGCATTTGTTCGGGATGAAAAAAGCACCGTTGTTGCCCGCCGCGTTGGTGGAGGCAAGGCGCCCGGCGCGCATGCGGTATTGGTTGGGGACATGCATTGACATGGTTTGTCGTCCTTTGACTAAAACAGATCAGGAGTGACAGGGACGGGGCGCGGCGCCAGCGCGAACACGGGGCCTTGTGCGCTCGCCAGGTGCGCGGGCTGCGCACTTTGCACCAGCGGGTGCACTTGCGCAATACGCGCGCCGATCCAGGCGGGCACGGGCACCGCCCAGGCGTTGCCGATGGCGCGATAGCGCACCCGGTCTGACGCGGGCTTGCCCCGGTACGTTATCGCGGTGTAGTCATCGGGGATGCCTTGCAGGCGTTCCCACTCGCGCGGGGTCAGACGGCGCAGGCGTTGCCCGCACAGCGCTAGCGGTTCGTCTATGGGGTTGTTGCTGTGTCCTGCGGCAAGCAATGGCGGGCTAGTTTCTTGTTGCGCGCCGCCGCCCGGTGCTGCATGCCCTTGTGTGCTTTGTCGGTCAAAAAGTACCGCGCAGGCGGGGTGCCAGTCTCCAAGATGTCCGACAAGAAAGACGCGCCGCCGTCGCTGTGGCACTCCGAAATATTGAGCGTCCAGCACCCGCCATGCGAACCCGTACCCGCATTGCCCCAAGGCGTGCAGGACTGCGCCAAAGGCGCGTCCGCCGTCGCTGGATAAAACACCGGGCACGTTTTCCCAAACCAGCCAACGGGGACGATACCGTGCAGCAATGGCACAAAAGACAAGCGAGAGGTTGCCACGCGCATCAGCCATTCCGCGTCTGCCTCCCGAGTTGCTAAAGGATTGGCAGGGGGTGCCGCCTGCGAGAAGATCGAAAGTTGCATCGCTCCATTGCTCCCACAAACGCATATCGCCCCAATTGGGCACGCTGGGCCAGCGCTGGGTCAGCAGCGCACAAGCGAAGCGGTCTATTTCCGCGAACGCCAATGCGCGCCAGCCCAACGCAGCCCAAGCCAAAGACGCGGTTTCGATTCCCGCGCACACCGACAAAAACCGCATGTCAGTGGCCTATGGTGTCGTGGGAATTGCCGCCCCCCGGGTAGCCCGTTACCTGTTGGATGTAGTCATGCGGGCCCACCGCATGGGGCACCAACTCGCGCAGCGTTGCGGCGAAGTGTTCGCGCTCGACGTACCAACTGCGCCCGCGCTTCAAGAGCACCCCGCGTTGCACCAGCGTGGGCCGTAGCAGCTTGACCAGCGAATACAGGCTAGAGCGCGAGGCGGCAAACTGCAACTGCGTGCTGCAATACTCTTGCAGCGTTTGCCATTTCTTGGGCACGGGCGCCGGCGCAGGCGGTGCGATGGGCGCGGCATCGCCAGGCAGCGCAGCCGCCAGCGGCACAGTGGCTTGCACAAGGCAATTTGCATACTGCACCGCCAGCGCGGTTGCCCGCCCGCACAAGGCTTCGTCAGGCAGGCCATGCGTAGCGCTTGAGACATGCAGCAAGGCGTTACCAGCCACCGCCAGCACGCAGCGCGCTAGCATTTCGTCAGGGTCCAACATGGCTAGTCCCCGCGCGAATAGGCCGTGCCCACGGCTTGCCCATCGCCCCACGCGTCCAGCAGCCGGGCCAGCGTTTTGCGGATTTCGGCGGCTGCGTCCTTGGGCACGTTTTGCGCATGCAGCACGTCCCACAGCAGTGAGTCAAACAACTCCACCGCCGCGCGCCGCTGTATCCAGCCGTCCGCAGGCCGGTGCAAGCGGTCTTGCTGCATGCAGTGCCCCGCCCATTGGTGGGCCAGCGCAATGCAAGTTTGCCGGGTGAAGGCTTCGCCTGCGGGCAGATTCATGCCGCCGCTAGGCGTGACCCACGGGGCGGGCACCGCTTGCGGGTTGTGGAACGTCATCGGCCCGGCTGAAATCACACCGCCGCCCGCAGGGATCGCACGGCCCATGACCAGGCCCGCACCACCGATGGCCCCCGCGCTTGGCGCGCAGGCCACCTTGTCCGCGCCCACGGGTTGCCACTGCTTGTCGCTGTAGTCCGGTTCAGCGTTGCGCGCCTTGACGCATTCCAGTTGCCGCTCTTTCGCCGCATGCAGCATTTCCATTTGCCGCGCCGCGTCCGCTTGCGACATGCGCTCTACACGGTTGTCCGTTTCGTTGCCCATTTGGAACCTTTCAAAGTGAATGAAAAGCCCCGCCCGCCTGCTAATTCAACACAACTAGTCTTCGCTATCGTCTTCTAGCATGGTGATGCACGCTTGCACCGCAATGCCTTGTTTGGTCTGGCCCTCTTGAAAAAGATACCGCGCAGCGTCGCGCAAGTTGTCCAGCCACTGCGGGGGCAAATCCGGTTCGCCCCGTGCCGCCGCAAGAATCGCGCGCGCAAACAACACGCAATCCAACTCTTGGCCCTGCGCAGGCAACACGCTATCGCGTACCGCTAGGATTTCTTCGTCAGTCATCGCCGCTGCCTTTCATCTGCCACACAACCAATTCAATGCGTGGATTTTGTTTATCAATGCCGTGGTAAATGTGCTTGGCCTTGAACTGCCGATCATTAATAACCACCCCGCGGCGCAGCAATACCTTGCTCGTCACGCCACGCGGGTCCGTTATGTTTTTGTACTGCGACTGCAAACAATCCAACACGATAGATTCATCCAAATCGCTGCGCCGGTCCCTGTAAAAAATCCGCATGCGCACCGCACAATCCCCAGTGAGCATTACGCGTAACTTGGGCGGTATCTGGCGCAACATATCGGCTTCAAACATCAGTGCCGCTTCACTCTTGATTGATGCAGGCTTGCCACGCAGCAATACCAATTGCCGAGAATTCGCCTTGCTCGCCGCCTGCCCGTACACAGTGAACCGAATCCGGGGGTTACGCGTAACCGCACAGCACTTGCCCGCTATGCGGCACCAAGGCACGCGGGTGCAGTCGGCTTCAGTGGCACAGGCCATCACGCACCAGGCGGCACCAGCGCCAGCCAACGGGCTTGCCGCCATTCCGGGAAATCCAGCGGCAGAGCTTCAGGCACTCCGAATTCGCGCACCCGCAAACCGTCCCGCGTGGCGTCAACACGCACCGGCACCGTCACTCCGGTTGAGATATGCCGCGCCCAGTAGTACCCCGGCGCCGTGGGTCGTTCAATCCAGTTCATAAACCTAGGTTGTGCACTGACATGGTGAAAAAGAAAAACAGGAACGCGAAACCTCGGACGCACCTCGGACGCACCTCGGACGCTATGCGAATGCGTGCAGATAAACATCGGTTGTGGGGCTACGCGTTGAAATTGGGGGCGGGGGAGGGATTCCTTTTTTCACGCGCACCCCCCATGGCAGAAGCACCCCCCCCGGGGGGGTCAAACGCCCGGCCAGCGCCACGGCCCATGGCCCAGGCGTAGGAGCGGCAGGCATGCGCACACCGCAGCACGTCAAGCCTTGGCACAGCACACAGGATGCGCGGCGATAGCCTGCCCGATTGCCGTAGCCGGATCGCGCTGTTACCCCCAACCGGAATTGCCGCTGTGGGGGTAACTCTGCCGGTAAGGCGACAGGCATTCAACGCGAACGCCTTTGAAATCAAGCACTTAGCCCGCGCGTTGCGGGTCCACTGTGGAATGCGATTCATGCTTCCCCCTTCAACACGTCGCGCCATAGGCTGGCAATGAACGGGGTTAGCCGCTCCCCGCTTTGCTCGCGTTCGCGCAGCCGCCTTGCCCATGCCAGCGGATCGCGGGACGCGGCGCGCTGCGCCCCGCGCAAGCGATCTAACGCCAGCAGCCGTTCGCTTGTCAATCCGCCTTGCTGGCGCGGTGTCGGCCCGTCGCCAGGCTGCGGCACGCTGCGCGCGTGCATCGCGCCCAGCGCCCGAAAGCCCCACGGGTTAACCGGGGTCGGGGGCAGGTTCGCCAAGGCGGCATGCACCGACGCAGGGACCATGTGCCTTCGGGCATCGTCCCATTCCGCGAACACTCGCGCGCTGTCGCCTTCACCCGCATTGAACGCGGGTCCGTAGTGTTCGCGCAGTGCCTGCAATAGCTCATCGGTAGTCATGGCTTGGTTCCCATCGCCGCAGCCCGTGCAGCCAGTTCACGCCCCGCCGCTATGGCTTCGTCCACCGAAACCGTTTTGACGCCTTCACGGCCCGATTTGGGGCCTTCCCGGGCCCTTTCTGCGTTGCGGGTGCTGTCGTCCAATCGGGTACGGACAATGCCGAGCATGTAAGCCCATCCTTTGCCGCGCGCCACGGCTTCCGTTGCGGCGGTTTCAAAGTCTCCAAGCACGGCGCCCCGCTGCACCAGGGCCAGCAACAGCGCATCCCGTGGGTTCCCGTAGGCAATGCCGATGGCGCCCGCTGCGGCTGCGATGGCTTCGGCTGTCCGGTTCCCGGGTTCGCTTTCAACCGGCACACACACGGGCTGCGGGGCGCCGTTCGCGGGCGCTTCAGCGACCTCGGACGCGTCACCTAGAACACTGTGTGTTCTATTGGTTAATGGGTAATGGGTACTGGGGATATCGCGTTCTGCGTCGCCGGTTTTCTGCCCATCCGTACCTTTAGAAATGTTTGCGGGTGAACGCGCATAGCCGTTGATAGCTGGTATTTGTTCGCCTAGAACGTGCGTTCTATGTGCGTCCGTGGTTCCACTTAGAACAGTGTTCCTAGTGCGTTCTAGTTCGCTGTCGCGGCGCAGTGCTTCGGTTAGCCCTAGGCGCTGTGCTAGTTCGCGCAGTTCGCGCACTGGCGCATTCCAGCGCACGGGAGCGCTAGCGGCGCGCAGTGCGTCAAAGAGGATGCGGCGGCGCTGATGGTGGCGGGCTTTGCGTTCTTTTGCGTCTTCCCTTTTGAATTCACGCGCGGGCGCTTTTTCTGCATATCCTGCTAAGTCCCGATCAATGCGCGCGTGGTGCCAAAAGCCGTCTTTCAGTTCAAAAAAGCGCTCAAGTACCCTTGCGGTTGCATGTCGCTCCGAGATGGTGCGGCAGTTACTGACACGCTTTATACATTTCGCATCATCTTCAATTGGGCTTTCATGCAGGTAGTACGCATCTATCAGCATGCGATAGATGCCGTGCTCAGCGGGTGTTAGCCCGTGGGCATCGCGGTAGAAGTCACCAATGTGGAAGCGATACCAATTCACAGCGGGTGCCTACTCGCTGTCTTGTTGGTTGATCTTGCGGCGCAAGTCATCGCGCCACTGCCGATAGAGCACGGCTTGTACGCGGTCGCGCAACTTATCCGACAGCACCAGCGGCCAGCGGCTGACGGCTTGCTGTGTGATGCCCACGGCTTCGCTAGCGGCGGCTTGCGTGCCGCCCAGGGCTTCGATGGCTTGCGCCTTGGTCATGACGGGTTCGCCGTCCGTGGGGCGCTTGGGTTTCCTCTTGCCTAGCTGTCGGTCATTGCGTGCGATGCGCGCGGCTAGCGCGGGGTCTAATTCTTCTAGTGCCGCTTGTGCCTGTGAATCTATGTGCATGGTGCGCTGTCCCCTTGGTTTTGCGCCCCGCCATGCCCGCGTGTGGTGCGGACAACGGTTGTAGTCCCTGCCAGGCTGCATTGCAAACCCGTGGTTTTGTCTTGCTTCGTCTTGCTGCGTAGCGCCGCGTCCATGCGCGTTACTGCGCGTCATGCCCGTTTTCAATCTCTTTCATGTTGCGCACCGCGTGGTGTCACGCCATGCACGCACCGCGTGTCTTCACGTTGTGGTGTTGCTCAATTTCTAGTGGTGTCGGCAAGTGCTTGTGCCGCTTGCACATTCGTGCGGATGCGGGCCATTGCGGGCTAACTTTTTGGTTTCGTTGTGTGCACGGACCTTGTGTCTCATGCACTGCGCGCCTATCGTTCGCCGCTTCCAACTTGACGCCACACAGCACCACGCCATGCACGACGAACCCGACACCAGCGAAGACACCGCGCGCATGTCCAGCGTGGCCGCTTGGACGATGCCCAGCTATGACGACGAAGCAGGACGCAAAGCCTATAACCGCCTCAAAGCCGATTGGATGGCCGGGGCCATCGTGGATGCGCAACTAGCGGTCCAGTGCCCCGCTGACCAAGACGGACAACCCGTGTCAATCGCTGAACTGTTGCTGCGGGATTTCAACGGCCCACGCGGTGCGGCCATGTTGTGCGCTGTGGTGCGCTCCCTGTCGCAACATGAAAGCGGCTTGCGCATGTTGGATTGGCTGGCCTCCGAGCACGCCGCCCGGCATTGGCAGGCGCTGCGCGACAAGTACGCCACGGATGACACCGCCGCATGACGTTCACGCTTCACACCTTGGCCCACTTGGGCCGCGTGGACGACATGCCGCACGCCGATTACTTGGCCGTGCCTGCGGTGTCTTCCGGTGGCTTTAAGGCCCTGCGCAAATCGCCGTGGCATTTCCGCATGCTGGCCGACCCCGAGCTAGAGCACGAACCCAAAGCGGGCACGCCCGCCATGTTGGCAGGCACCATCTTGCATTGCGCCTTGTTGGAGCCGCAGCACTTCGCCTATCGCCATCCGGTGGGGCCCGATGCAGCGCGCAACACCCGCGAATGGAAAGATTGGGCCCAGCACCTAAGCGGCGAAGTCACTCCCATTTCCCCGCTGCAACACAAGGTGGCTAGCGCCCAGGCGCGCAGCCTGCTGGACGTGCCCGAAGTGGGCCAGTTGTTCGCGCGTGAAGGAGTCAACGAAGTTTCCATTTTCTGGCATGACCAGGCCACCGGCCTAGCGTGCAAGGCCCGTCCTGACCGCGTGGTGTCCACGCCTGCCGGTGTCATCCTCTTTGACGCCAAGACAGCCGCTGACGCATCGCGCCGGGGCTTCGCCCGTGCCGCCGCAACCTTTGCCTATCACGTCCAAGCCGCTTGGTATTCCAGAGGCTGGCGGGCAGCTACAGGGGACAGCGTGGCGGGCTTCGTGTTCGGCGTGGTCGAGAGTGAATATCCGTATGCAGCCGCTGCCTACATGCTGCACGAAGACGACCTAGCCCAAGCCAACGCACTGTGCAATGAACGCCTTGCGCACTTGGCGCAGTGCGTGGAAACCGACACATGGCCGGGCTACCCCGATGGGCTGGCAAAGCCGCTGCGCCTGCCCGCATGGGCCCACATGGACAACGATGAGGGATTCGACCGTGACGAATGACGACGAAGGCGGCATGTTGCCCGTGCCCGCACCGCGTGGGGAATTGAGTGCTGCCGGTTATGGCATGGCTGCGCGCGAGTCTGGTGAATCGCTGGCGCTTTACACCATGGCCGCACGGTTTCCGCGCAACGTCTTGCAAGCACGCGCCGCCATTCAAAACGCCTTCGCCCGCCCACGCTTGGCCGAAAACGCTTGCTATGAATACGCCAAGGGCGGCACCGAAGTAAAGGGGCCATCCATTCGCGCCGCCGAAGCGCTCGCGCAGTATTGGGAAAACGTGGGCCACGGCTACGCAGTGGCGAATGAATGGCAGGACGCACAAGGCGTCAAGGTGTCCGAAGTCAAAGTGTGGGCCGTGGACTACCAGGGGCGCAACCGCTGCGAAGTGTCATTCAATGTGCGCCACTGGCGCGCAACGCGTGGGGGCGGCTACAAACTGACCGATGACCGCGAAGTCTATGAATTGGTTGCCAACATGGCTGCGCGCCGCAAGCGCGCTTGCATCCTCGCTGTTATCCCGGGGGACGTGGTGGATGACGCCATGGAGCAAGCGGAGACAACGCTACGCGCGAAGGCGGACACGTCCCCCGAAGCGCTAAAAAAGATGGTGGATGCGTTCGCGCAGTTTGGCGTCACAGGCGCACAGATCGCCGCGCGCATTCAACGCAACTTGGAATCCATTTCGCCTGCACAGGTGCTGTCGCTCAAACGCATTTGGCTGTCCCTGCGCGACGGCATGAGCCAGCCCGGGCAGTGGTTCGATACACCCGCCGCCGATGGCGACGGGCAAAGCGTTGGTGCGCCTGCGGGCGGTTCATTGGCGGCGGTTCGTGCTGGCTTGGCGGGTGCAACGCCCGCAGCCCAAGCCAGTGCGAGTGGCCCGCCATCCGATGAACCCCCGCAGGTTGCTCCTAGTGTGCGCCGCGCCGCCAGGCGCACAGCGCCGCTTGCCGCGCAGCCCACCGCCGAAGACATGCAAGAGCAACGCTTTGTCGTTGACGACATGCTCAAGCGCATCCATGCCGCGCAAACGCTCGCTGACTTGGACGGCAAAGATGAATGGATCGGGGAAGTCCCCGACCCCGCCGACCGGGCGCTATTGACCGAAGCCCTTATGCACCGGCAAGCGCTGCTAGGCGCGCGCACTCCCATCAACGACGAAGACGACCACCAACGACAAGGGGACAACCCATGACCCGTTCCGCTCTGACGACCAAGCCGCCGCGCACACGCGTGTATCGCGTCAAAGGCAATCCCAACTACCCGGATGCGGGCATCGTGGCCCTGCGGCTGGTGCGCGCGCCCGCCAAGGCGCTGGCGCTGTCGCATGTGGCGCGAAACTATTTTGACGTGCGCTTGGCAACCCAAGAAGACATGGAAGAAATGTTGGCCGGTGGCGTGAAAGTCGAGCGCTACACCCCCAACGGGGACGAGCACGAATAGCTTTGCTGTGCCGTGTGGGTTTACAAACAGAGACTGCCCCGCTCCTGCTATCGGTCCGCACGGCGCCTTTTCGATTTGTCACACGTTGCACCGCATAGGGGCGCATGCCGCCGCATTGCGTATCTAAGTGGTTTCCCTATCGGTGCACAGCTATCCACTAGGCACCCCCTGTCAAATTGCGTAAAGCCCCGTATTGCTGAGCACGGGCGCCGCGTCAACTATGACATTGCAACTATTGACACGGCCCCGGGCTACCCTCTAGATAGGCGAAGGCGCCAGTTTGTGGGCCTTACCTGCAACCAACTGTTAAAGGGGAATGACATGGCAAAAGAGCGTAGCGGCGAATCCCGTACCCGGTGGAATGAAGACGAATGGGCAAGCTTGCTGGCAGCGGCAATGCCAGTTGCGCAGGAAGAAAAGATGGACCTAGAGCACGCGATTGCAAAGGTGCAAAGCCGGGTGCTTGCACGAAATCGGCTGCGCAAATATTCAGGCATCCATAACGCGGTAGTTAGCCGCGTGTTGCCATTTCAGCGGGCACTACAAAAGGTCAAGGCGCTAAGTGAGGGGGAGCGGGTGCAGTTGCTGCCCAAGCCCAAGCGCCCAGCGGTGCAGCCCGCGCCTGTCACGCCTGAGATGTTGGGCAAGTTGCTGGCACCGGGGCGCATTGCGCGCATGCCAGGTGACACGCCAGAGGTGAAGAAGCGCCGTGCGGCTTACCGGGGGTCTGCGAAGTGGTGTGAGTTTGAATACGCGTTGATCGCGCGGGAGACAAAACGGCTTATGGACGCCAAGGCATACAACACGGAAATGCGCTGCATCATGGAAGCGCAGGACAACGTGTTGCCGCTGTTGCGCCGTCGCGCAATCGAAGGCTTGAAGAAAGAGTATTACGACAAGCCGCACCGCCTCAAACTGCACTTGCAAGACATCGCTCCGCGCATGGCAGAAATCCTGTCCAAGGTGCCGCCTGCGTTCTTGCAAGAGGCATGGGCCTATGACCGCGCCGTAGCCGCTGAGGCTGCAACAACGCCCGATTTGCCCGCCGCCGTGGTGGCTGAGTCTGCACCCGTTGTTGAAGCCGCCGCGCAGGCCCCTAGCGACCCCAACGCGGGGCGCACGGACGTGCCCAAGGTATCCCCCGCCGCGCTGGCGTTCGCAACGTCCATGGCCTATGCCGTGGATGATCTTTTGAACCAGCACACGCGCGCTATCGTGGCCGAAGTGGAAAGCCGCATGGATGCCCGCATGCAGGCCATGGGCGAGACGCTCGCCGCGTCGGTGTCGGCGCGTGTGGCCGGAGACATCCAAACCAATTTGGCGCGCGTGGTGCATATGTTGATGGAAAGCGAGTTGGGGCCCGTCATGGCACCGGCTGCGCCCGCAGCGCTGAACGGGCATGGGCCCGCTGAGCCTATCGACATCGCGCCCCAGCAAGCCGAGCGCCCCCGGCGCTTCGCCGTGGACGTGGTGGGCCTGACAGGGGACCCGGTGCGCGTGGTGTCCGAAGCGCTGGCCGATTTGCCGCAACTGGATTTGCGGTTCATGGAACCCAGCCAAGCCCATCAGGCCAACTTCCGCAGCAATGTCGTAGCGGTGCGCAAATTCATCAGCCACAAGGCAACCCAGCGTATCGAGAGCCAGCGCTGCAATTTCGTCAAGGTCAACGGCGCCGCGCAATCGGTGATTGCTGCCGTGCGGGACATGGTGCAAAAGGCGAGCGGCGGTGTCCCTGTCACGCACTAAAGCCAGCGAACCAGGCGAGAGCCGCGCGGCGGTGCTGCGCGTTTTCTCGCCCGGGTTGGCGGGCATTTGGCCGCGCATGCATGACGGCTTGCGCGAATACATCGCGGCCATGCACAGCCATTACGAACGCGAATTTTCCAGCCAACGCAAAGCCGCTCCCCCGCGCATCGCTGCCACAGTGCACGGGCTGGTGGACGCGGAGATAGTGCACGACATGCAAGACGATGCCCACGCGGGGCAGATTTCCTGCCGCAAGGGGTGCGCGCATTGCTGCCACTTGAACGTGTCCGCCACCTACCCGGAAGCCGCGCTGCTGGTGGCGCTGGTGCGAGAGGAAAAAATCCCCTTGGATTGGGCACGCGTGAAGCGCCAGGCGCAGTTCGCTGGCCCGGCTGTGTGGCACACGCAGCCGTTTGCCGATCAGCGCTGTGTGTTCTTGAGCGATGACAACGCGTGCCGCGTGTATGAACACCGGCCCAGCGCATGCCGCCGCCATTTTGTTGTCAGCGACCCGGGCGAATGCGACACGCAAAAGCACCCGGGGCACCGCGTGTTGAATTGGATTCCTGTGAGGGCGGAAGTGATTGTTTCAGCGGCGCTTGCAGTCTTTGAACAAGGCAGCTTGCCCGCAATGTTGTTGAAAGCAAAGAAAAAAAAGCAGTAGCTGTCCGGGACGCCTCGCAAGCCTCCCAACCAATGAAACTTGAGATAACGACCTATGGCAAATGGCGGTACCAACGACAAATTTTTGCGAGTAAAGGAAATAGCGGGGTTGTTGCGGTGCACTAGGCAACCGCTGTACGCAAGAGTCAAGCGGGGCATGTGGCCCCCCATTGCGAAGGCACAAGGTGTATCGGGCATGTTGGCAAGCGAGTTTGACCGCATGCAAGCCCTGCTGATTGGCAACGCGAGTAAAGAGCAAGTGCATGCGCTGGTGGAGTTAATCAAGCGCGAACGCGGCCAACGCGCCAAGGTCGTACTCGACGACATGGACGCCAAGGCGCAAAAGGAAGATGGTGATATATGACTGAAAGCGAAGACGAACGGGACGTGGTGCTGCGCCGCGTGGCGCTGTGCATTGAAAAGCGCGGGGAAGCCATGGTAGGTGTTGCCATGCTGCCCCAGCAAGAGGGGGTTACCGTGCTGTCCATGCCTGCGCACTTCGCGGACATGGACGGGCTAGGGGGAGAGTTCGGGCAACTGGCGGTGCATATCGCGCAAGCCATGGCCTTTGTCGCAGCGCAGCGCGAAGGCGGCTTGGCCGATGGGCTGCGCGCCATAGCGGTCAAGGTGGAAGGCAACGCCACCATGCCCCTTGCCGCGCAGCACCCCGCCGCCAACGACAGCAGCCCCAGCGGGTTGGGCGAATTCACCTTGGCGGTAGTGCACGAAGGGCCAAACGCTGTGGCCTATGTGGTTGCCATGGACGGGCAACACGCCATGCCGGGGCAAACGCCGCAGGTTGCGTCCGTGGCTGTCGATTTTCTTGAAGACGAAGGCGTAGACGAATGCTTTAGGGCCTTGCTGGAAGCCATCGGCGTTGCCATTGCCAAGGCCAAGCACGAAGACACCAAGCCCGCCCCCGATGGGCCCCCGCTGCAATAGGGAACACGTCATGACCGTGACACGCGAAGCCGCGTTGACCGCGCTAGATGACTTGGATGATTTCGCCCGCATGACGGTAGGCGTTGACGCGCACGGCGCGCGCGAAACGCTGCGGCGGTTCATTCAAGAGGTAGACCCGTGGCGCGATGCTGTGATTGATGAAGCCTCTTGTTTGTTTTTGTCGGAAGACGGCACGCCGCGCGAAGTGCTAAAGCGGGTCATTGCAGCTAACGTGCAGATTGCGCTAGACCCGGCCGTTTCGTCCGAAGCGCAAGCCTTGATAGACAGGGGCGCGGCTGAAGACGACCGGGGGTTGATGGTCGCTCTGCAAGACATTCTGGACGGCAAGGATGATGGTGCAGGCGTATGCACTGAGCCGTGGGGATCGCTGCGGCGCCGGGTGCTGGAATTGGTCAAGGGGCCGCACTCACTGTCAGAGTACAAGCGCCGGGCCGCGCTTGAACCACCGCTGCAAGACCATCAGATAGCGCAAACCGTCAACGCCTTGACTGCGATTGCCAAAGAGTACGGGCACACGCAACAGCTACGCGAACGCATCGCGCACGTTGTGGTCCCGATCCTGAAAGGCGAAGGCTTTCCGCAATCCGTTGTGAACGCATACGCACCGCGCGAGGGGTAGCAATGAGAACCTACACCGACACACAACGGCTTGACTGGATGGGCAAGCAATGCGGAAGCAACCTTGTATCCGATGATGCGGGGCGCTGGGCTGTTAGCGACTGCGGCGTGCAGCCCATTCCGCAGCCGGGCGGCTTTAGGGAAACGGTGGACATCGTGGCACTAGTGGAACCGCACCAATGGAAACGCACTATCCGCGAAGCGCTGGACGCGGCCATGCACGCCGACAATGACTGACGCTTTGCAACTGTGGACGATCTACGACCACCCCACGGATTTTCCCGGCTGGTGGATTGCGCGGCGCCATGACGTAGGCCCAACGGGCAGCGTAGCGTCAGGCTACGCGGTCACTGCACTTGATTTGCAAGACTTGCGGGAAATGCTGCGGGGCATGGGCCTTACCTTGCTAGGGCCGCGCGAACCCGATGATGCCCCCGCCATTGTGGAAACGTGGATATGACCGACAGCGAACAAGCCGCGTATTTCATTGACCAGGCCGAGCAACAGCTAGCGGGGCTGCGCGGCGCGCTGGTGGCCGAAGTCTTGCAACGCTGGCGGCTAGTGCTGTCGGGCGTGCTGCTGGCGCTGGCAGGCGGCGCGGGGGTTGTGTGGTGCTATTCGGTGTGGCAACACCGGGACGCGGAAATGTTTTTGTTTCTCGCTTGCCTCAATGCGGTTTCGGTAGTGGCGGTTTCGTGGCGGCTGGCGGGCGTGCTGGTCGAGTGGACAGCGCTAGTGTTGGCCGCGTGGCGGCTGCGCCGCTGGATTGCCAGCATGCGCGAGCACTTCGGGGGAGCACCATGAAACGAAAAGACTTGACCCTGCGCCATGGCGGTTTGATGCGCTGCTGTACCTCGTCTTTTTTCGATTGGGCATCAGGCGACCCCGACAAAGAGGCACAGCGCGGGGAAAAGATAGAGTGCAAATACGAAGGCGAAGACACGATGCAGGTTGACGAAACCGGCACCTATGTGGATTGGGTCCACAAGCCAGCCCCGCCAGGTGCGCGCAAATGAAAGAACGCGAGTTAGAAATAGGGGACGTGGTGCAACTTTCGCCCCACGTTGCGAACCCTGCATTTATGTGCTGTTTCATGATCGTTACGGACCCCAAACCATGGGGCGCACAAGGCTATGTGCAAGACCTTGGCACAAGGCAAGGCGGCGGCATGCAAGCCTATTACCGCGCCAAGTGGGAAGAAATGGAATATGTGGGCCGTGCGCCGTGGATAGTGGGGCCGTAATGAGCTTTGGCCTTTACGTCCTAGACGATGACGGCAAGCCGCGTCTTTTGTGTTCGCGCCCGTCCGACCGGGAAGGCTTGTTGCATTGGGCAGCGTGGGTAACAAAGAACCGCGAACGCATGCGCGTGGCGCTGGACGTGTGCGGGGACGCGGAAGTGTCAACCGTGTTTCTAGGCATCAATCTAGGGGTGCGCGAAGCGCTGCGCCCGCTGGTGTTTGAAACCGAGGTATGGCGCGACGGGACAATGCATGTAGCGGGGCGCACCGGCACGCTTGAACAAGCGCGCACGTTGCACAAGCGGGTGTTGCAATCGCTCAAGGCTGCACAGCATGACGGCCCAAGCACTGCACCCCATTCATCGGAATAGACAAGGCGGGGCGGACAGGGGTCCGCCATGGGAACGAAGGCTAATGCGCAATCGGTAGAAGCCGCGCTGATACCGGATGCGTTGTTGACAGTGGAGACTGTCGCGCAAATCGTGGGGGTCAAGCCCCGCACCGTGTGGGAGTGGGCCCAGGAAGCGCGCGACGGCTTCCCCAAGCCAAAGCGCTACGGGCGCAAGCTGACCCGCTGGCGCGCGGGGGATGTCATGGAGTGGCTTCGGCTTCGCCAGGCTGCGGGGGGCACACCATGACACGGGAAATTTTGCGGCTGGACGCCTCCTGTGCGCACTTGGGGCGCGATGCGCGCCCGGTGCTGGTGTACCTCGCCGATGCCCTGCGGGAAGACGACCCGGCCTGTTTGGCGTTCGCGCTGGCGCAAATCGCCCGTAGCCGCGACATCGCGTTGCTAGCTGCCCTACCCCCGGCACAAAAAGAAAATGCCCCGTACGGGGCATTTCTGGCCTTGCCGTGGGGGGTTTCCCCCCGCGCGCTTATCAGGCTGCTTTGCGCATCGGCACCACGTTAGCGGCAATCCCGAATTCGGCTTGCAGATCGCGCAGCGACTGTTCCGCCTTTTCTTGCTGTTCGGCTTGCCAAGTGCCAGCGGCTACCGCGTCCAAGTGGTCCGCGTAGGCTTGCAGCATGGGGCGGCGCTTTTCCACATAGGCGGCTTTGTTGTAGGTGGCGCCCTGTGCGCCGCCGTAGACGTGGGCCAAATTGGCTTCGATTTCGTCATCCCATTGGCCCGGGATATGGTCGCGGATCGCAGTGGACGCGGTGCCGCGCGTGCCGTGGCTGTTGATTTCCTCTTCGGTAAAACCGCAGTCACGCAGTGCGTACAGAAGGGTAGCCGTTGCGATAGGTTCGTCACGGCCATCCGTGCGGGCAACAAAGACGTGCTCAAGGTGGCCCGTGATTTCGCGCAGGGTAAGCAGCAAGCGCAGCGCTTGCTTAGGCAGCGGCACGATATGGAAATCAAAGCGCGCGCGCTGCGCGGGCTTCAGCTTCATTTGTTCGGCGGGGATGCGCCAGACACGCGCGGCAAAGTCAATATCAGCCCAGCGCATGCCGCAAGTGTTCGCGGGGCGCTGGAACAGCATGATTTGCATTTGCAGTGCTGCGGCGGCAATGGTGCGGGTGCTATCGCGCGCCGCGCACACCAACTCCCCCAAGCGGGATTGGTCCTTTAGCTGCGGGTGATTCTTGGACGCGGGGCGCTTGACGTAGCCGTCAAGGTCGGCGGCAATGTTGTGCTTGCAAACCTTTTGCAGCCGCGCGTGGACAAAGATTTTCTTTGCAAAATCGAGCATGTCCTTTGCGGTAATCAGCTTGCCCACCGTCACATACGGGTCAATGCACGCCTTCAAGTCTTCTTCGGTAATCGCGGCCATGTGCTTGTGCTTGATCGCTTCGTAGTTGCGGCGCACCACGTCCAACACGTATTCGCCGTGCTGCACGCCCCAATTGCCCGCGTCCGTTTCCTTCTTGTGCAGGCTAACCGCCACGTCTTCCAGACTGCCAGCGGGGGCCAGCGGCGCCAAGCCATCGGCAATGCGCTGTTGGTTCGTGCGCGCGTGTGCGTCCGCTGCCTTAGCGGCTTCGCGCTTGGCTTTGCGTTCGTCGGATGGGTCGTTGCCCAGCGCCACGGCATCGCGCAGCGGCTGCACTTTCACGCGGGCCACGGCCAGCAGCACAGCCGGGTAGGTGCCCAGGGACAAGCCCTTGTCCAACATGCGCCCGGTGTCGGCGCAGGGCATGCGGTACTCAAAGCGCCACACGGGCTTATTGCCCAGGATGTCCACCAGCGTTAGGCCGTTGCCGTCAGGCAGGCGGGCCACCTTGGGCACCTTGGTGCCTTGCGCCAGCGCCGCCGCGCGGTCCTTGGCGTTCGCGTCCAAGAAGTTGCGCACCGCCAGGTCCGATGCGATGAGCTTTTCACCAACGATTTTTGCCTTTGCCATGTCCGTTTCCTGTCTGAAAAAGTGAGTACAAGACGGAATGTAGTTACTGGCAAAGCTACTGGAAAGGGGGGTGCATTTACCCGCCCGCATGCGCGTTTTACCCGCTCAGACACGGTAGGCAAAAAACGTAAGTGCTTGATTCAGAAGGGAATCCGCACGTATGCGCGTACACTACGGGCATGCATTCGCTTCCGGGCTTCAATCGCAACCCGCACCCTAAGTGCTTGATTCATAAGGGTTTGCCGCTCATCGGCTGGAACGCTTACCGGCAGGGTTACTGTTAAATAGTCCACAACTAGGACTGTTGGACCCGCCGTGCACGCACAACGTGACACCACGGGATGACCCAATATCCTAGTCGGTTGAAGCCTTCGCACGGCGCGCGTATGCTGCGTGCATGACTATCGTTCTTTGGGCCGCGTTCATCCTGATCGCTGGCTATGACTTGCACAAGGGCTGCACCACGGGCGTTCCCGGTGTGTGGGGTGTGGCTGTCCTGCTTGCTGTGGTCGAGCTTGCGCTAGCGCTGACCATGGGCCCCGGGTGGGGCATCGTGGCAGGCGTGCTAGGCGGCTTCGCTGTAAGTGGGCTGGTCATGCGCGACCCGAAGCCCTAAGCCCCCGGCTGACCCCCTGCAAGCCCCGCATGGGGGCTTTTTTCATGGCGCCGGGCGCAGCGCTTCCAGCACCGATGCAGGCATGAGCACCAGCACCCCGCCCACTTCGCACACCGCGCGCCGCTCCGGGGCCGTGCTGACTTCGCACGGCCCGGAAATGTAGGCACAGCCCGCAAGGGCTACAGATGCCCAACAAGCGACGATGCGACCCAGCACGCCAGCCCCGCAGCCACTAGGTTGATGCGCGGCACCGGCACCGCGATAGCGGCCAAGATGAAAAGAATTAGCGCCGCAATCAGGAAAGCAATTGCCAGCATGGGAACCCCCTTTGCGCTACTGCGCCGCGAAGTGCGGCGCGGACACAGGGTCGTGTCCGTTGGCCGCAATGGTCGGGGCAGGCGCGGGCTGCTGGGCCTGTTGCCGTGCCACTTGCTGTCGGATGTCCTGCAACACCGGGTCCGCTTCGGCCCATGGACGTTGCGCCAACACTTGCGCGATGTAATCCAGCCGCTGCGGTGTTAGGGACAGGTGCAAAAGTTGATCGCTCAATGTAGCGCCCCTTCAATGTTGGTTAGGCGAAAGTCCAGCGCTTCCACCAGCGTTGCCAGTTCCTTTACTGAATTCACCAGCGCATAGGTTAGCGCTGTGGTGTTCATTGCCAGCACCGTGCGCGGGCCCTGCCCGTTGCCCTCTTGCTCGCTAATCATTTCGGGCATCACGGGCTGCACTTCCTGCGCGACAAGGCCCACGTATTCCTTTTCCGTGTTGTAGCCGGATGCTTCGTTGTAGTGGAAGCGGCGCGGGCGAAGCGCCAGCACTTGGGCAAGGCCCTGCGTGTAGTCCACCACGTCCCGCTTGATACGCGCATCGCTCAGGGTTCCCCAGGCACCGCCGCCAGGCTGGTAGCCCGCGCCAAGGTTGACAGTGAAATTTCCGTCAGCCTGCAAGCCGTAGAGGATGGCATCGGAGTTGTTGCGGTACGTCAAGTTGCCCTGCGCGGAGTCCCACTTCAGGGCCCAGGCACCAGCGAAGCCCAGCACACGGAATGCCCCCTGCGTGAAAAGTCCGAAACTGAAATCGTTTCCAACGTACAAGCCAGCCACAGCCCGCACGTTGCCGCTTACAGCTACGCTGCCGGTGAAACTGGAATCGCCAGTGGCGCGGTTGATCGCAAAGGGAACCCCCAGGATGGCGCCTGCATCGTTGAAGCGCACGATAGAAAAATTGCTGCCCGCATTGGCGCCGGTTTCGGTAGCGGAATCGCCAAAGGTCATGCGCCAGCGGTTGACACCATTGAGAGAGCCAAACACGTTGGCTTCCGTGGTGAACACGGGCCGGTCCAAGTGGATTTCGGGAGCGCCACCAGCAACGTAGATGGGCACGTTAAATACGCTAGCTGTCGAGAACCGCACCGCTTCCACACCAGCCGCCGCAATGCCAACCACGCCCGCCGAAGGCAAAAACAAGCCGGTGTTGTAGTTGCCGAGAAAGGTGTATGCGGGGGCGGCTGCACTGCCGCCAGCAACGGATAGCAGGTTCATTAGTACCCGGCCATCCGCGCGGGTAACGGCGATGGGGTTATCAATGGGCGCCCCGCCATCGGCGATGCGCTGCAAGGCGAAGTTGCTGCCCGCGTTGGCGCCTGTTTCGCCCGCAGTATCGCCAAGCAACAGGCCCCAGCGCCCGATTCCGCCCGTGGACCCGTAGATAGTCACTGACTCCCCGGATGCCCCTTTGGTCATAACAAAGACGGGGTTAGGCGTGTTCATGACCGCATTTTTTAGCATGTAGACAACAGCGGGTTGGAAGCGGATCACTTCCGTCCCCTGCACCGCTACGCTCATGATTCCCGGAGAACCGCGAAACAGGCCGGTTGTAGGTTCAGCGGCAAAGGAAAACATCGGCGCCGCTGCGCTGCCGTTCCCGATGCGTAGGCCCCCGCTGTCCACATGCGCGGCATTCACACCAAGCACCGTTAGCGCCATCATGCCTGCGCCGGGGCGGTAGATGCCGGTGGACAGTTCGTTTTGAAACGCGAGCGATGGCGCGGCGGCGGTTCCGTCTTGCAGGGCTAGCCTTGAACCCGCCACAGTGAAGCGCGCACTTTCGACACCCGCCACAGCCACGCCTAGTTCATTCGGCCCCGGGCGATATAGCCCCGTGTTCATTTGGGCTTCAAACGCCAGTGCAGGCGCGGCTAGCGTGCCATCGGGCAGGAGCACGGGTGTTTGCAGCGTGTAGGCCGTGTCGGTCCAGCGCGCCACTTCCGCGCCTGAGATAGCCACGGCAACAACCCGGTTAGCTGGCCGATAGAAACCGCTGGTGGGTTCGCTGCCGAATGAGATAGAAGGGGCCGCTTCGCTGCCGTCCGTGAACTTGAACGGGGCCAGCATGTTGCCCCGCCCGTTGCGGTCCAGGCTATCGGACAGCGCTTGCGCGATGTCGGCTAGCGTTGGGTTTGCCCAATCCGTTTCAATGAACGTGTCAGGCACTACCGGGTTACTGTCCGGCAGCGTGTAGACACCCGAAGAGTTGCGCGGCATGTTGAGTGCTCCTAGTTGTCTTGCGCTTCGTGTGGGCGGGAGAACCACTGCACGGGCGCACCGCTTGCCCCCGTGTTCAGTGCGCGCGCCAACAATGCAGCCTTCACCATGTCCGCTTTTGTGCCAGGCGCCGCACTGCCCGCCTTTTGCACGCCAGCGCGCAGCAATGCGGCCATAGTAGCGGGGTCTTGCAAGCCAGCATCCACCACGCCTTGCGATTTCGCGCGCGCGATGTTTTGGGCTGTCCTGCCAGCACCAACAAGCGTTGACATCACAACGCCATGTTTTGTTGCCGCGTCTAGTGCTTGGGTCAAGGCGTGGTCCTGCGCCAGCGCAATCAGGTTAGGGGCAGTGGCGGACCCGCCGCCGCCCGTGGCTGCACGGTTGAGCGTTTGCAAGTGGTTCTGCTTGCGGATCGCTTCCATTGTTTGCGCTAGCGCTTGCTTGCCTTCGTCGTCCAGCAGACTAGCGCCCGCGCGCCCGCGCGCCGCTTCCGTGGCCCGCGCCAAGCCGCCTTCCGTCATGCGCGGCACTTCGCCTGCGGCATCCACTGCGAAGCGGCGGGCTACGCCTGTTTCGGGATCAAAAAACACATTGCGCACCGCCTGCGCTGCTTTGGCCTTGTCCACGTCACCAGACAACGCACGGTAAGACGCATTCACAGGGGACCACTTGTCCCCCGTGGCTGCATCCAATATGCCGTCAATGCTGTCCTTTAGCGCAATGATTGATTTGGCGCTGCGCGGTGCTGTCTTGTACGGGTCGGATGATTTGCCAAACTTATCGTAGGCGCCAGCGGACAAATTCTTGCGCACTTCCATTAGGTGTTCGGGCGAGAACGCGTCCCCGTGTTCGTCCATTTGCTTTGCCAGCTTGTTCAGCGCGGACGACACGTCATCATTAATCGCTTCGGGCGAACGCTTGGCGGCTTCCAGCCCTTCGCGCAGGCCGGTTCGCATCGTGGCGAAGGCGTCATGGTCTACCGATTGCAAGGCGTCCTGCTTCAAGGCTTCGTAAGCCGTGTTTCGCGCTGCCTTGCGCGGGCCGATTTCCGTGGCGGCGCTGGTGCCCGTCTTCACCTTGTTCGCCATCGCGCGCGCGGTTTGCTCGTCAAGGTCGGCCCACGCTGCCGGGTTGCGCATGCGCGAAACCCGCTCCGCTTGCGCTAGCTCCCGGTTCCCGGTTGCCGCAGCCGCGCTTAGCGGGATGCCGCCAGGCCCCGCCGCTGCATGCGCCGCTGCGGTTTGCTCCAGTTGGTCCGCCATGGCATGCGCAGCCTTGGCCGCGTCCGCTGGCGCGGTGCCCTTAGCCACAAGGTCTTGCACAAGGTCTTGCGCTGCACGTTCCTGTGCCCCGGCCTTGGTGAAGCCGCGCGCTATGTTGTAGCCGCCTTTGATGGCGCCCATTGCCAGCGGGAACGCACCGCCCAGGGCACCGCCTGCCAGCGTGTTGCGCATGGCGCTTTCATCGCCCACAGTAGGCTGCAAAGCCCCGGCAGCGGCGCCCGTTGCGGCGCCGATCATCGTGCGCGCGGCCATGCCTTGCCCGCCCGGCAGCAACAACAGGGGCGCGGATTGGCCGATGGCTTGCGCGATGCCGCCCCCGGCTGTCTTGTCAATCAGCAACTTATCGCGCGCGCGCTTTTCTTCCACTTCCTCTTGCACGTTGGCTTGTTGCTGCTTGGTGCCGATGGCGTCATACAGGCGCTGCTTTCCGCCTAGCCATAGGTCTTCCATGCCAGCGCCCGCGCTAGCGGCCAGCCGCGACCCATAGCTCATGCCTTCGGTAGGGTCCACGTTCATTGGCGCGAGTGCTTGCGCGGGTGCCTTCGGCGCGGGCGCGCTGGCGCCGTGCGCCTTGGCTTCCAGTTCCGCCATTCGGCGCAGCGCTTGCAATTCTTCGCGTGGGTCCATGGCGTGTGCCTCTACTTCTTGAACCGCTGGCGTAGTTGCTCAAGCTCTGAGGCTTCCTGCGCGCTGAGCGCTGCGGCTTTGCCGGGCGGCTTCGGCGCTGCCGCTGGCGCTGGCGCTGCATCGTCGGCGCCATAGCCGCTAGTGATGGTGTCTAGGTCCAGGCCGGGGCGGCGCTTGCCCGTGGCGCGGTAACGCTTGGCGGTGTCGTTCACGTTCGCTTCGGCTTGCTGCGCCAAGCGTTCAGCCACCCCCAGCATTTCGGCGCGCTGTTGCTTGTTCAGGAAGTTTCCCGTTAGCGCCCGGTTGTATTGGTTCATCACTCGCGCGGGGATGCCCGCCGCGTTTTGCGCCGTAGCAAATTCGCCTTCGCGCACCGTGCTGCTTGGGTCCAGCGTTTTCATGAATTGGAAAATCATGCCCATATCGCTTGCCGCGTCCCCCTTGGCAGCGGTAGCGCGCAGGCCATGGAATGCACCGATAACGCCTTGATCCTTGCTAGTCTCTTTGCGGAAATCATCGGCCATGCGGTCTTCCACCGTCCACAAGCGCGATTGCTGCACGTCCGCATTCCGCCCTGCCGTGTTGCCCGCCATCATCCCGCGCAAGATGCGTTGATCTTCGCTGCGCTGGCGTGCAAGCTCTGCGGCTTCGCCCGCCTTGCGGCGGTTTTCGTCGTACTGCGCGCGTGACTGCGCGCTGTAGCGTTGCAGTTGGTCTAGCTGCGTTTCGTCGCGTTCGCGCTGATACGCGGGGTTGTAGTTGAATTGCCCGGTTAGCGGATCGGCCACGCCTTTTTCCGTGACGTGCGGTTGGCGCGCGGCTAGCGCTTGCTTGAACACTTGCCCGCCCACAGCCCCTAGGTTTTGGTCGCCGCTGAGTAGCCCCAACAGCCCTAGCTGATAGTCGCGCGCGTTGGCGCCCTTGCGCTGGGCTACTTCCTCTTCGGAATACATGGGGGCGCCAGGCTGCGCGATACGGGCTTGCAGCGCCGCCAATTGGGCCGCGTAGGGGTCTACATAGTCCCCAGGGGCGGACGCGGGCATAGCAGCCGCTGCGGGCTGCGCGGCGCCGAGTGTGAGGGGGAACGCGTAACCAGCCATGGCGCCGCTAGTTGCCTAGCCCTTGGAAAAAATCGCCGTAACGGTCCATGCGCTCTTGCGCTAGTCCCGCGTTGGTTGCCTGCGCTTCTTTGTCCATTTTTCCAGCAGCGTAGTTCGATAGCACGCCCGCGAGCGTGCCCGCCCAATTCGGCGTGTTGATCGGGCTTTGGCTCTTGCCCATGCCCGTTGCATCGGCGCGCAACTTGTCCGCTAGTGCCAGTTGCCGCTTTGCTTGTTCGGCTTTGGGCCCCTGCGCGTTGAGCAACAACATTTGCTTAATCAACGCGGGGTCTAGCTGGCCCGGGACACCGGGCACGCTGGGCCCCACCGGGGCGCCTTGCTGCATCGCCGCTTGAGTTTGCGGGTCCACGGGCAGCGGGCCCACGCCCCCGCCTTGCTGCATAAGTGCCGCTGTTTGCGGGTCCATGGGTTGGGGGGGCATCAAACTAGACATGGCTCAACCTCCATTTGCCAACATTGCATAGTCCACCCGCAGCACACCGCGCACGTCATGCACGGCAGCGGGCACATAGCGGCGCACTTCCTGCGCAACCACGCCAACACGCGGCGCGCTTTCGCCGATGTAGCGGAATAGCCAAATGCCGAAGCCGCGCGGATCGCGCGCGATGCGGCGCAAAACAACTTTGGTAGCCCGGTCGGAAAACGCCATTGCTGCTATTGCAGCCGCTGAGCCTATCCCCGCCACTGCCTGCCCTGTTGCCGCGTTCTGTGCGTTTTGCTGGCTCATCTGCGCACCGTATGCGTTACTAGCTGCGCCGCTGTAGTCGGTGCCGCCCGCGTTGCCGGATTGGCCGTAGCTGCTGAAATTGGGCATGTTGACTTGTTGCCCATTCATCAAAGCCGTAATTTCATTGAGCGAATAGCCGCGCTGGCTGAGCATTTCGGCTAGCTGTTGCTGGCGCTGCTGGTTGCCAAAAGTTGCCGCCTGCAAGCCCTGTCCGAATTGCAGCCCTTGCGCCTGATTGGCGAAGGCGCCTTGTTGGCCGATTTCGCCCACTTGCGCGCCGCGCAACGCTAGGTCCATGCCTTGCTGGCGCTGCGCTTCGGCGCCGCCGCCCGCAAACGATGCCAACTGCGCTTGTTGGTATGCGTCGGTGCGTCCCTTTTGTAGATCATCCATGGCGCTTTTGTACGCGGCGCTGTTGCGGCTGATTCCGCTGTTCGCTAGCTGCGCTTCCATTTGGCGTTGTTTCTTGTCCCACTGCGGATCAAGGCGGGACGTGGCCGATTGGTACATGGCGTCTTCCGCGCGCTGGCGCGCTTGCTGCGCGCCTTCCACGCCTTGCACGCCGCCGAAATCCAAGCCCGTTTGTATGCCGCCCGTGCCAGGCGCGCGCGCCCAATCGCTCAGGCCGCTGTAATCAATCGGCGTGTTAACTTCTTGCTCTGCGCGTCCGAGCAAACCCTGCGCCATGCGCGAGCGCTGCCCCTGCACGTCGAGTTGCGTGTCTAGTGTCGCCTGCAAGCGCGGGTCTAGCGTGGTCTTTTGGTTCCACGTTGTGACTTGCTGGCCCGTGGCCGGGTCCGTACCGATTCCGGCTTCCCACGTTTCGGCGCCCCACGGGCTGCTTTGCGACGCGCGGTTAGCCCACGTTTGCGAAGTCAAGGCTTCCCGGTTGCTCTCCGACGTGGCTTCCGCTGCCCCGGTGTAGTCGGGCGGGGGTGGACCGCTTTTCTTGCCCATGTGCTTTCCCCTTTAGTGCAACGTGCGCCGTATCCACGGGCATTCATCGCGCAGCATTTGCATAACGACTAGATCGCCTTCAATGCCGCCGTGCGGGATACGGCAAACCTCTTTGAACCCTAGCCGCTGCACCAAGCTAAGCGAACGTGCGTTAGGGCTATCCACCAGCGCGAGCACTGCCATGCAGCCGCACACGTCGAAGGGATACGCGAAGGATGCGCGCACGATTTTTCGTGACAGTGCTTGCGGCTGCGGAATCACGGAATGCATGCAGCATGTGCGCCCGATGAAACAGTCATAGCCAACCGCCACGGCAACGTGCGCAGGGTTGGTTAGCTGGCCTTCGTAG